ATTTGTAGATTATTCTATGATTGATGTACCATTCCACAACGTAATCATCTAATAATCAGATAGTTATGATAGTGATAGTGAAAGTTCTGAGTATCAATGAGTTACAATTCTAAGTGATTCTTTAAGATTCTCATATTTATATAAAAGAATTAGGAGATTATAAATGGCAGTAAATATTCCAATATGGCCAGGTTCATCATCATTTTCAGCTGGTAATACACCATTTGGACATTATGATACTGAGTTAGAGTTCACATCATCAGCTGATAAAACAGCAGGTTGGTGTGCAAAACGATTAGGTTATCCTATAGTTGATATAGAACTACAGGATATAAACTTCTATGCTTGTTTTGAAGAAGCAACTACAGAATACTCATCTCAAGTTAATCAATTTAACATTAGAGAAAATTTACTTAATCTAAAAGGACATTCAACTGGTTCTAATTTATCTCAAACAAATGTAGGTGCAAATTTAAACTCATTAATAACATTAGCTAAAGATTATGGTACAGAAGCGGGTAGTGGTGGTGATTTAACATATTATACTGGTTCATTCGAAGCTAAAGCGGGGCAACAAATTTATGATTTAAAAGATGTAGCTAATTCAAGTGCATCTTTAGAAGTTGGTACAGCTGGTGTTGATAAATTCGAAATCAAAAAGATGATGCATAATGCACCACCTGCTATGGTTAGATACTTTGACCCATTTGTGGGAACTGGTTTAGGTTCACAACAAATGATGGATACATTTGGATGGGGTAATTACTCACCAGGTGTTTCATTTATGATGCAACCACTTTATGATGATTTATTAAGATTACAAGCAATAGAATTTAACGATATGGTTCGTAAATCTCAATATGGATTTGATATTCAAAATAATAGAATTAGATTATTTCCAATTCCAAACGACCCATACACAGTACATTTCCATTATATATTAGAATCAGAAAGAAACAACCCAATATTAGGGAATTCGGTAGTATCTGATTACTCAAACGCTAAGTATGATAGAATACCATATACAAGCATAAATCATGTTGGTAAAAGATGGATTGAAAAATATACACTAGCATTAGCAAAAGAAATGTTAGGAGCAGTTCGTTCTAAGTTTAGTTCAGTACCAATCCCTAACTCAGAAATTACATTAGATGGAGCTGATTTAAGAAGTGAGGCATCTACAGAAAAAGAAATCTTAATAGCTGAATTGAGAGAAAACTTAGAAGCAACTTCTAGAAGAGCACTTTTAGTAGCACAGCAAGAAGAATCAGAAGCGATGGAACTAACTCTTAATAGAGTTCCTCGTGCAATTTATATAGGGTAAATTATGGCATTATTTGGTGGACAAAGGGATGTAGCATTATTTAGTAAAATAAATAAAGAGCTAATTACAGATATCATTGATACTGAAGTGTACTACTATAAAATAATTTTAGATGAAACCAAACGTAACCTATATGGTGAGGGTAAGAATAAAATATATTATAATCCAGTAAAAATAGCCACATTAGTTGATAGGACAAATGCAGAACAGATATTTGATGATTTCGGTGCATCATATACTAGAAATGTAAACTTCTATTTTCTAAGAGATACTTTAGTAGAAAAAAATGTATATCCTGAAATTGGTGATGTTATAGATTGGAATGATGAACAACATATAGTTGATGTAACATTTACAAATCAATTTTTTGCAGGAAAAAATCCTAAAACTTGGGATGGTGGTGATACACAAGGATATAATTTATCAGTTATATGTGAAACTCATGTAGCTAAACGAAGTCAACTAAAGTTAAAAGATGATTTTAGAGCAGGTGTTAACAAAGATAATAATGATTTACCTATAGGAATCTAAAATGGCTAGAAAATACAGAACACCTAACGATAATAAAATAGATTTGAAAAGAACACAAAGTTCATTTTCGGATGACCCTATATTAGACAAATCTAAACAGATATCACGTAAACACGATGATACAAAGAATGCATCTGTAGGATTATACGATATCGATTTAGCATTTAAAGGTTTCTTAGAGACTAATGTTAAACCTATGATTGAAGAAAATGGTAAATTCATTCCAGTACCTGTAATGTATGCATCTCCAGAAAATTGGGCATCTGCACAAAAGGATGGGTTTATGAGAGATGCTAATGGTAAGGTACAAACACCACTTATCTCATTTAAAAGAAATTCATTAGATATTAATACAGAATACTCTAAACTAAAAGTACTTACAGATGAGGATACTTCAATGGCATTTGTTAAAAAGTACTCTAATGAAAACAAATACGATGCATTTTCCGAATTAACAGGCCAAGTGCCGGTTCAAGAAAGATATATAGTAGATAGACCAGATTATGTAAACATTCAATATGATGTAATTGTTTGGACTGACTTTATGGAAGATTTAAACAAATTAGTAGAACAAATTATCTATTTTCAAGGTGGTGCGTTTGGTGATAGATACAAGTTTCAAATAAAAGGTGAATCTTACGCATTTGAAACTACGAATGGTGTAGGTGAAGAAAGATTTGTAAGAAGTAATGTAACTCTAACAACTAAAGCATATATTATCCCTAAAAATACAGGAACTAAGGTAAATACACAAAAATCATTTGGTGCATCTAAGGTAGTATGGAAATTAAATTCTAATATTTAATCTTTAGAAATAAATTCTCATATTTATAGACATACTAAGTAGTAATCAATAATTTAAAAAACAAAAGTTATGGCACAAGTAAAAAACGTAAAAGAAAAAGAAGTTATCAGTATTGAGCAAGTTGATATTGATAAAGTTAAAAAGTTTAGAGGTGATTTTGCAGATATTACTGCAAGAATGGGTGAAGTAGAAGTAGAACTGGTTAATGCTGAAATGATGATTGAAAACATCAAAGCAGCTAAAGAACGATTTATCAACGAATATAAAGAATTAAGAGCTAGTGAAACAAAACTAACTGAAGAATTCAAAGAAAAATATGGTGTTGGTGAGTTTAACTTAGAATCAGGAACTTTTACTCCTATCTCATAAGTATAATCGTTTTGAATTTTTTAATGTATTTATATATATAATAAAAACCAAAAGAAATTAATAGGAGAATCAAATGGCAGAAAGAATAGTAAGTCCTGGAGTATTTACAAGAGAAAAGGACTTGTCGTTTCTACCTCAAGGGATTGGCGAAATTGGAGCAGCATTAATAGGGTCAGCAGTTAAAGGTCCTGCATTCGTTCCAACAACAGTATCATCATTTTCAGAGTTTCAGCAAGTATTCGGTGGATTAGACGAAAATTCATATCTACCATATACGGCTCAAGCTTATTTAGAAGATGCTGGAACAGCAACAATCGTTAGAGTATTAGGAAAAGACGGGTACACTCTGGAATCACCAGTAGCATTAACAGTATCATCATCGCATGGTGCTAAAGTAGTAGCAGTAATACACCCAACACATGAAATAGTATCAGATGCAGATGTATTTGATGATTCAACAATTGGTGACCATTTCGGTAGTACACCGGTATCAGCATCAATATTTTCATTAGATTTGAATGGTTCTGAAGCTGTATCAAAAGTATATTCAGCATCATTAAATCCAACAAGTGATAATTACTATACAAAATCATTCGGATTTTCTCCAAAAGGTTCTGAAGAAGGATATGTTTTAAGTAATTTTAAAACGTTCCAATCAGCATCATTCGCAAAAGCAGGTGAAATTCCAGTAGTAACAATTGATGTTTCTAAAAATATAGATTATACAAAAGCTTATACAGAAGCTTCTACACCTTTTATTACATCACAAAAAGTTGGTGGTAATACTACTAACTTATTTAAGTTCCATACATTATCACATGGTACGGCAACTAACTATGAATTCAAAGTAGGTATTCAAGATATCAAACCAGCTGGTTCGGTTCCTGGTTCTACATATGGTTCATTTACTGTAGTAGTAAGAAGAGTAGACCAAGATAAGATTGCTGGTTCACCATTCGTAGGAGTAGTTGATTCAGATATCAGACCTAACTTAGTTGAAACTTTTCAAGGTGTTAACTTAGATCCTGATTCACCAAATTATATCGTAAGAGTAATTGGTGATAAGTATATTACTGTAGATGCAGATGGTAAATTATCAACAAATGGTGATTACGCTAACAACTCAGAAAACATTAGAGTAGAAGCATCAGCAGCGGTTAATAATAAAGCTATTGATGAATCATTAGTACCATTCGGATTCGCAGCATTACAAAATCCATTTGGAACTGCATTTGCATTACCAAATCCAACATTTGTAGCTAGCCAACAAATCAATCAATCATACAATCCTAAGAAATTCTACGGATTAGATTTT